TCTGATTCTATTTCTGTTTCAAATGGTTTTAAGTTTCCCAGGCTATCACATAAATCAGCACAAGGATTATCTAAATACTTTGTTTCTCCTTGCTCAGTAAGATAGATAGTAGTATCTTTTAAAACTTCTACCATAACTTCATTAACCTCTATAGGACAAGTGCCACAAATCTTAATTCTTTGTTTCTGTGTTACACACGAAGAGTACAATACAATACTCATTAATACTAATAATACTCTCATAGTTTTATTTCTTTTAACCACTCATCTATATCAAATGATGGGCACGCTTTAGTTACTCCTTTTAGTTTGTTATGTCCTGTAATTTCAATCTCTGGAAACTGACCTCTAAGCCCTTTCAATAGAAATTCTGTCTTACACCTTTGGGCTAATGTTCTTGTGTCCTTTGGCATATTATTTTTATCTACTCCACCAATATAAGCAATATGAATAGAGTCATTATTAAACCCTCTAGCTCCATTAGTTACATTTTGAATAGGACTTAAACAAGTAGCATTACCACAAGGCTCAACAATCCAATGATACCCTACAGACTTCCACTTCTTAACGTGCTTCCAATAGTTTAAAATACTCTCTACTGTTGCCTCTGGTTGTGTAGCCGTACAATGTAAAACTACTCTACTTATTTTTCTCATAGTATACCTTTTCTTTATTATATCCTTTGCGCTCCATTCTCATTACTTCCTCTGCGTGGTTGTTCATATCGTCTAGTTGCTTCTGATCCATAGTGTACTTCTTACTATCCATCCTCCACTTCCATATAACAAATGCTATTGAAAGTATAGCAGCTACAGTACCTAAAAACTGGTTAACCATTGCGAAAGTAGCTGTAACCCCTGCGGATGGAACGGATAAAAACTTTACTACATCTAACACTTCCTCTTTCATTAGTTATTTACCTCTACTTCCTCATACTCAAAATCTTCTGCAACCTTTTGTAAGAACATTTCTTCCATTCCAATATTCGGACTTAATTTTACAATCCATTTATTATTATTAAATTCATAAGAGCAATATGTTTCTGCTCCTGCATTTGGATAACCTTTTATAGCATTTATTAATGCTATCTTACCCATTACCTCTATCTTCGTATTATATACAAAAGCTTTTATTGTTTTATATGCCATTTTTAATATGTGTTATAGTGTGTGTTTATATTGTTCTCAATAGCTGCTGTATTAGCGAGGTTATCTGTATTAAACGCTATAATTTCTGATTGAAAACCTTCGTAATATTTATTATTCCATTCCCCTGGTCTGCCAATTGAAAATCCGTATTCTGTACCAGCGCACGAGGTCGCATCTTCAAATACAGGCGTTAGCGTTAACTCGCTACCATCGTGCCTAATTACTGGAGCAGTATTTCCGTTTGTGTATGAAACTTGAAATAATCCTTGTGTATTTGCAACTATTGGAGTACTCGCTGTGTGACTACTATTATTGACACCATCCGAAAAATCGTGTCTGATTTCAGTATTGTTCTTGCCAATATGTACCCAAGGGGTTGAACCAGAAGCACTAGAATTAAAAGAACCGTAAATATATTTACCACCTCCTACAATATGCGTTTCATACACGTTAAGCACCGAGTAATTAGCTGGCTTTGTTCCTCCGTTTATCGTTCCACAAGATAAAAAGTTATTTATGCCGTTAAAAGACATTGCTGGTTTACCATTCGATTTTATAACTACACCGCTTGATACAATCTTTGGTTGATTCGCTTCAATTGCTTGTGTCGCATCGAAAGATTGAGAGTTATCGTAAACCGTTCTTATAAAAACATCTTGACCATCTGCAAAAGTAGTTATTCCAGCCTCATCAAACTCATTGTCTACATATTGTGTAGCTGTTGTAGATCCATCTGCTCGTCTTAGAAATAAGTGATCCCCTGTATAAGCTGTTCGTAATTTCCGAGAAATAGAAATACCTAGTATACTGTCAGAGTATAAGTCTAATAACAAATCCTCTGAAGCATTAAAAACGTATGGGTTTATTATAAACATTATACTAAAGTTCCGATTAAGTAAATTTTTCCTCCTGCCTCTGTAGCTCCACCTGTTATAACATCTACATCGACTGTAATCTCTGCGTTATCGGTTAAAGCAGAGGTACTAATTACTGCAGGAGTATCAGCACCAACACTTGTTGTATCTCCGTAATCAATTGTTAGTTTAGTTGAAAGTATGCTTGTGCCACCTTGATTAATATCAAAAGTTGTAACACCAGAAGTAGTTCCAGCTACAGTTAAAGAAGCTCTCACTTCGGTTACTGTAATGGCGAACGGCATTCTAAATGTTATCTTGCCAGTATCTACAGTTAATGCGGTTGTTTCATCTGAAAAAGCAAACGGCACAGCAACTACAACTGCGCCTGCTGGAACAATATTGTTAACTATAGCTATTGCAGCGTTCAGTTTATTTAAAACACTCTCACCACCTTCACCATCAAATATATCTTCTATTGGCATCTTTTAAAATTTTAATTTATCCAGTATTTATTATTATCCCACTTTCCTTCGTTGTTCCACTTCCCTGTACTCAATATCCACTTATCATTCTGAGGAACAGAAGATATACCTGTTGCATACAAAGATAAGTAATTACCTAGTTTGTCGTTCTTTTTTGTAACTTCAATAACTCGCCCACCTAGATAGATATCATTTAAACTCTCTATTTCTGGCGTGTCTTGTATAAACTCGATAACACCTTCTAATCCATAACCAAACAATAAAGCTAAGTCATAAACAGATTGTCCTTCTTTTATTTGATATTTCATTATATAGATCTTTCTGCGTCAACAGTAAAATCGCTTACTCCCGACTTACTAAACTTGACATTGTTAACACTATATCCATCACTAGATAATTGTTTTTGAATCTCTTTCTTTAGGTTTAATTCCATACCAGAACTCCCTTGGTAATTCCTAACTCCAACTCCTGTAAGCGGATATTGTTTATAAGACCCAATGCCTTGATTTATTATATCTTCTTGGTGTTGTGGGTCTGAAAAGTCTGCTTGAAAATCTCCGTTTACAAACTTCAACTTGCCCTCATCTGTTAATCCTATATCTTTAACTGGCATATTATTCGTGTTTAATTTTATCGTTTTCTAAGTCTACAACTATTGTAGGTACTAAAGGTGTTTGAGTATCTAAATTTGATGTAATAGACGATGGTCCAGCAGGTGTTGGGTGTATGTGTAGGTTGTATAGTAATATGTGAGAGTTTAAAGCACTTTCTAAATTATTAAGCTTAGCAACCAAATCATTAACCTTTACTATGCCACCTTCTGCATCACCTCTCAAGTATATTTGATCTACCTCGCCAACCATACTTATATAAGCATCGAACTCGTTTAACTGAGTAACAACTACAGTAGATCCGTCTGCAGGAATCAATAAAAACCCCTTAGATTGCTTACTTGATAGTTGAACGCTTTTAAACTCTGCAATATCTTTACCTATAGGAGTGCAAGTACAAGTATTCTCTGCTATATCAACATCTGAAACAATGCAAATCGTACTCTCAAATAAAAGATCATCGTAACCAGCTAAGGTTCTGACCGCATCTGCTAAGGTTTGTTCTCCGTTCATTATGCTAATTCAGTTGTAGCTCCTTCTGAGGCGCTTAATTTACGTTCTAATTCTATTTTCTGCCTACCACCTTTTACACCAATAGTCATTACTACTGACTTCACTAAAAATAACCCATTTCTACTAGGATCTTTATAGCTATTTATGTTTACTACATCAGCAGGCTTTATTATAGGCTCTAATCTGGTAGTAAATGAACCATAATATCCTGTATACTTCGCTCTAGCTAAGAACCTCTCACAAGTTAGGTCTAAATCAGCTATATCTTCACCGTAATGATATACTGTTCTTAAATCACCCTCTACATCACCATAAGGTTTTTCTTGCCTTGTAGCGTCTTTTTTTATTAAGATACCTCTTATTTGTATTCTAACATCGTCTTTTCTAAGAAATTCCATATTGTTTTCGTAGATATCTCTCTCAAATAATATCGTATGCTCTTTTCCTATACCCCAACTTGCCAAGCCAACGTATAAAGTTTTATCTATAAAATAAGAATATAATCCAAATGTAGTTCTAAGCGTTTGCAATAAAAAAGCTTTAGTCGCCTTTTTAACTCTTATCCTTCCAAGACCAGCACTAATTTGTTCTGTCTTGTAAATTGTTGAGATCTTAGCCTTTTCTAATACACTCTTTAATGTTGGTGTATCTTTTTCTTCTAAAGTGAATGACGGCGATATTTGCTGCTTTAATTGGTACATTTCGTCCTCACACAATATAGTGACAGGAGTTTTAGAGTCCACCCTTGAAATATAACCAGTAAATACCACCTCCATATTTGGATGATACCCTGCACTAATTTCAACAATATCATTACGCATAATTATAGGATTATCTCCTTCGTATAAGTTCTTCCCTAAAGGCAGGTTCATATTCCTAGATAAAACAATCTTTGCTGTTTGAGTCATTACATCATAACTACGATTAACCGTAACCTCGTGATGATATGGTATAACATAAACACCTCTACGAATAGAAGTAACATTACCTCCAGCATCGGTAGCGTCTTGTTGTGTTATTTTTATGGAGTGTCTAAGTCTATTGTACATTAAGCTACGTCGCTAAAATCGTTTGTTTGATCTCCTAATACTGGCTCGCTAAGTGATACCTCAAAAGAAAAGTCGCTAATAAAGTCAACTGTAAAAAACTGAACATTACGCATACCTCTTACTTGTTGCATCTTATACTTCATTACAACCAATGATGTTATACCAAAGTAATCATTTAAAAATGTATTGTCAATACTTAATGGTATTGGAGCGTCTAAGTAAGCTCTTAATGCTTTCACTTCTGCTTCTGGATACACATCTGGAGTATCAGTTGATAGAAAGCCTTCCATTTTTACTTGAAAATCTCCGTTATTTATATATTCTTTATCTGTTCCGTCTTGACCACTAATACTAGTGGTTACGATGTTTCTATTTTGACTAACCTCTAAAACGCAACCTTCTATCCTTAAAAAATGTTTAGCAGAAGACCCTTCGCCTATTACTCTGTTTCCATCTGGCAATACAACAGATTCTTCTGTATATTCTCCAGATATTCTATCTACTATAAATTTAGTATGTTTCGGTTGCTCTATATCCATTAAACCATAGATAGGAGTACCGTAAAGACTCATTGCGTCTGGAGTATCTACATCTGGAACGCTGAATATTAGTTCTTGTTTGTTGTCGTTCTTGCCCTCTAAAATAGCTTTCGCTTGTTTAGCAGCAATAACAGGTATTAGTATAGCTCGCTTTATACCTCCAGAAGCTACTCCGTTAGATAATAAAGTAGAATCTATTCTATCAACATTTATAAATCTATTCTTTGCCATTATTTAGCTGCTATTAATTGAAAATTATTTACCGCTTCTACAAATGTTTTGATAACTATTTCTTTAACATCTTCTGCACCTTCCTGTAAGTTATTAGATATAACATCTAAACTTTCAACTAAACTGCCAATTGTTATATTGAAGTTTTGAGGTTGACGAGCTTCTACTGCTGTTGTGCTGCTAGAGGTTGATGTAACAGGTGTTCCATCAGTATTGATAGCTCCACCATTTCTAAGCCTCTCAAGATCAGCTTTCATTTGGTCTAACTCGCTTAATTTATTATTATTTATAAAGGGGATCTTAAACCCTTTTTCTTCGGGTGTTTGTAATCCAAATCTTTGACCTAATAAAGAAGATATTTGCTTTTCAGAAGCTTTTACGTCATTATTTCTTGCGTTTGTCAACCCTTTTAAAGCCGAAGTTGCAGCGTAAACCCCTATTCCGTACACAGCCAAACTAGCTGCAGCAACTAACGCTAATCCAGACCAGCCCATCATCATAATTTTACCGAAAGCTAGTGCCGCATTTAAAGCCCATTGCTTTACAGTTACAATTATAAGGTATGTCTTGTATCCAGCCCATATTGCTATCAATGGAGACAAAGCCAACATAAGACCAGTTACGGCTTCTGCATTTTTATTTAATATACTAGGTAGCCTCAGTAAAGTATCCATCAACCTTGTAAGACCTCTAATAGTAGCTATTATTTGAGGCAATACAGCTAAACCTAACGTAGACTTAAACTCAAACCAAGCTGTACCCATCCTGCTTAATTCAGACTGCAAACTCTTTCGAGAATCCGCAAGACCTGTGCCGAAAAACTCTTTCAATCTTCTGGCAAACTTAGGTAGTGTGTCTTCTGCGTAGATTTCGCCGTTCTTCATAGCCTTAGCTAATTCCTGTGTAGTCATATTTAAAGACTGCGCAAAAAGCTTATTCGCTCCGGGTAAAACCTCACCTAATTGCCTGTTTAATTCCTCAGAACTAACCTTGCCTTTAGATACCATTTGTTGTAATGCAAATATTACTCTATTGGTTTCGTCTGCGGTTAAGTGCATTACACTTGCAGCGGTTGCGACACCTTCTAATATACCTCGTGTTTCTTTTTCTAGCCTAGAGCCTTTAGTGGCAGCAGCTAATTTAGCATAAGATCGGGCGGTTGCCTCAAAACTTATACCTAGAAATTTTGATCTCTCGTTTATGAATGCTAAATCGGCAGCGCCTTCTTTAACACCTCCAGAAGCAAATCTGAATTGATTCTCTAAAGCTTGCATTTGAGCTGTAGCATCAACAATACTAATTGTTGCAAATCCAGCAGCAGCAGCAGGTAATAAACCTCTTGACACTATTCCTCCACCTCCACCCATAGCCCTGCCAGCAACAGCGTGGTTAGCTAGTCCTCTCGTAGAACTTCTTCTGTCTATAACGTCCCTACTAGAAGTAGATCCACTAGTCATCCTACTATCGAAAGCAACCCTAGATCTTTTTAAGTTATCTAGCCTTTGTTTTGTTAGTAATAGCGACTTATTGTAATTATTGTTTTTAATTGTAGCAGTACTTGTCTGTCTTGACAGCCTACCCATAGGAGATGTTGCTCCTTTAAAAGAACCTAAAAGATTAAGTCTTTTTTGTGTTAATAAAAGCGATTTATTAAGAGTTGCTACACTTGCAGAAGCATTCTTGATTTTATTAGAGAATAAATCAGTTAGCCTTAACGTATAATTAACACTCTTGTTAGCCATTATTTTTCCTGTATTGTACCGTTAAACTTTAAGACCCATATTACTTCTTCTTTAAGCTGAATAAGCTTATCATCACTTAGTAAGTCTGGATCCACTTTATAATAAAAACGGACGAGAGCCTCTTTTCTAGCCTCATCGTCCGTTTTTAATCTGTTTTGGTGAAACTCTAGTTTTTTTTTAACTCACCTGTCTCAGCTTCTAATAACGGAATAACTGTCACACTAGCATTTCTTAACGCCTTAAAGTCTTCGGTAATAGCTTCTAGCTTGTCACCTCCAACTCTTAGATTCTTAAGCAACGCTTCAACGCCTAACATCTCATCCTTCTGCATTATGGCAGATATTGACTTGTAAACTGTTCTGTCAATCTCTCTCAAGATCATCGTTACAGGTTCGCCATTTTTATTATTAACTGTCAAGGTGTGAATTTCACCGTATTTGACTTTTAATTCGCCGATTTCTTTTTTGCTTACTTTCATTTTCGTTTTGTTTATGAATTTATGTAAATATACACAAATTTATAACTTCCACTTAATGTTTGTACAAGCAATATCCAATTCAACAGTTAAAGCATCCGAACCTTGAGAAGATGATATCTTGTTGTTTTTAAACTTACAGTTTTTAATTGTATGAGTAACTGGGATTAAAT